TCCCAATGGAATGGAACTACGAAGGATTTATTGATGAGTACGGAGTTCCAGTATTTACTACACCTGACACAGATGTCCTTGCCCCAGACGGTGAACTAATAGATATAGGTGTAATAGATCATTGGCAGAATGAAGCTGATGGTTTAAAATCAGATCAAGATGCTTTAAACGAGTTTTATCGTCAGTTTCCAAGAACAACTGAACACGCGTTTAGAGATGAAACAAAAAATAGTATATTTAACTTAATAAAAATATACGAACAAATAGATTATAACGAAGAAATGGTTAAAACACTGGGTGTTACAAAAGGTAATTTTCAGTGGGTAAATGGAATAAAAGATTCACAAGTAATATTTTATCCAGATCCAAAAGGTAGATTTAAAGTTAGTTGGACACCAAAACATGAGCTTCAAAACAATGTTATAATAAAAAATGGTATAAAATATCCTGGTAACGAGCATATGGGCGCTTTTGGATGTGACTCGTATGACATATCAGGAACCGTAGATGGTCAAGGTTCTAAAGGAGCTTTACACGGACTAACTAAGTTCAGCATGGAGGACGCTCCAGCCAATAGTTTCTTTTTAGAATACTTGTCAAGACCACCTACGGCAGAAATATTCTTTGAAGATGTATTAATGTCATTAGTTTTTTATGGCATGCCGATACTAGCAGAGAACAATAAACCTCGACTTCTATATTATTTAAGACGTAGAGGTTATAGAGGTTTTAGTATGAACAGACCAGATAAAATTTGGAATAAATTATCTGTAGCAGAAAAAGAAGTTGGTGGTATACCAAACTCTAGCGAAGATATAAAACAAGCTCATGCGGCAGCAATTGAAATGTACATACAAGAACATGTAGGTATGAAACAAGATGGTACTTTTGGTGATTTATATTTTAACGAGTTGTTAAACGATTGGTCTAGATTTGATATAAACAAAAGAACAAAACATGATGCTACTATAAGTAGTGGTTTAGCAATAATGGCTTGCAATAGACATTTGTACAGACCAAATGCTAAAATTGAAAAACCAAAATTAAATATACATATTTCTAAATACTCTAATAATGGAAATATGTCTAAAATAATTAAAAAATAAATATGGCGGATTCTGTTGAAAAAAATTACTTTCCTAGTCAAGTCGTAAGCGATGTTGAGAAGTTGAGCTATGAGTACGGCTTAAAAGTAGCTAAAGCTATAGAAACCGAATGGTTCAACGAAGACCGAGGTACTAATAGAAATAGATATAGAAGTAACTTTAATAACTTTCATCAATTAAGACTGTACGCTAGAGGTGAACAGTCAATACAAAAATATAAGGATGAGTTGTCTATAAATGGCGATTTGTCCTATTTAAATTTAGACTGGAAACCAGTTCCAATTATACCTAAGTTTGTAGATATAGTTGTAAACGGTATAGCTGAAAGAACTTACGATATAAAAGCTTTTTCTCAAGATCCATATGGTGTTCAAAAAAGAACAGAATATATGGAATCAATATTACAAGATATGAGAGCACAAGCTTTTAATGATTATGCTCAGCAAAACTTTAATATGGATTTTTACAATAATCCAAAAAATACTTTACCTGAATCAGAAGAAGAGTTAATGTTACACATGCAGTTAACTTATAAACAAGCTGTTGAGTTAGCAGAAGAACAAGCTTTAAAAGTTTTAATGGAAGGTAGCGATTACGAGTTAATTAAAAAACGTTTTTTTTATGATTTAACTGTTTTAGGTATTGGTGCTGTTAAAACTAGTTTTACCACTTCCGAAGGAGCTGTTATTGATTATGTTGACCCTGCTAATTTAGTTTATTCATATACAGACTCACCATATTTTGATGATATATATTATGTTGGTGAAGTAAAATCAATACCTATAAACGAACTAGCAAAACAGTTTCCTTTTTTAACACAGTCTGATTTAGAAGAAATATCTAAAAATAAATCTTATAATAGAACAAATAATCATAGCAGATATTCAACTGATAGAGATGATGTAAATAAAGTTCAAGTTTTATATTTTAATTATAAAACTTATATGAACGAGGTTTATAAAGTGAAAAAAATAAAAACTGGTGGTGAAAAAATACTAGTTAAAAATGATACATATAATCCACCAGCAGATAAAGAAGGTGATTATAGCAAGTTATCAAGATCTATAGAAACATTGTACGATGGTGCTTTAATATTAGGTACAGATAGATTACTTAGATGGGAAATGTCAAGAAATATGATGAGACCTAAAAGTGATTATACTAAGGTTAAAATGAACTATAGCATAGTTGCTCCACGTATGTATAATGGTAAAATTGAAAGTATAGTTAGTAGAATAACTGGTTTTGCTGATATGATACAACTTACACATTTAAAGTTACAACAAGTAATGTCTAGGTTAACTCCAGATGGTGTTTATTTAGATGCTGATGGTTTAGCTGAAATAGATCTAGGTAATGGTACAAACTATAACCCACAAGAAGCTTTAAATATGTTTTTTCAAACAGGTAGTGTTATAGGTAGATCATTCACACAAGATGGTGAAATGAATCCTGGTAAAATACCAATACAAGAAATAACTTCAGGCGCTGGTGGTCAAAAAATGCAAGCTCTTATTGGTACGTATAATTATTACTTACAAATGATAAGAGATACTACAGGTTTAAATGAAGCTAGAGATGCTGCAACTCCTGATAAAAACGCTTTAGTAGGTGTTCAAAAACTAGCAGCAGCTAATAGTAACACAGCTACAAGACATATACTGCAGGCTGGTTTATTTTTAACAGCTGAAGTTGCAGAGTGTTTATCACTTAGAATATCTGATATTATAGAATACTCTCCAACAAAAGATGCTTTTATACAAGCTATAGGTGCTCATAACGTAGCTACATTAGAAGAAATGTCTGATCTACATTTATATGATTTTGGTATATTTATAGAACTATTACCAGATGAAGAAGAAAAGATGATGCTTGAGAATAATATTCAAATGGCTTTACAACAACAAAGTATAGAACTTTCTGATGCTATAGATCTTAGAGAAATAAAAAATGTAAAACTTGCAAATCAAATTTTAAAAATAAGAAGAAAAAAGAAAGTTGAGCGAGATCAAAGAATGCAGCAAGAAAACATGAAAGCTCAAGCACAAGCAAACGCACAAGCTCAACAAATTGCAGCGCAAACAGAAATGCAGAAAAACCAGTTTATGGTACAAAACCAAATTCAGTTAGAACAACAAAAAGGACAAATAGAATCTAACAGAATGGTTCAAGAAACTCAACATAAAAAAGAACTAATGTTAGAAGAGTTTAAATACAACATGCAAATAAAAGGCTTGGAGGTTCAAGGTGCTAGAAGTAGAGAAAGTGAAAAAGAAGATCGTAAAGACGAAAGAACTAAAATACAAGCAACTCAACAATCAGAATTAATTGACCAAAGACAAAGTGGTAAACCACCAAAAAAGTTTGATTCATCAAGTGATGCTCAAGGTTTTGACTTAGGTCCAGTTAATTTGCAGTAAATTATTAATTATTATTATATTATATTATGGAAGAAAACAATAAACCAGAGGTAGCTCAAGAGCAACCTCAAGTAGACGATAAAGTCGAAAAATTAAAAATAAAGAAAAAACCATCAATGAAAAAGTTTAGCAACGATCCTGATGGTACTGTAAAATTAGATTTAAGTAAAAAACCAAAACCAGAAGAAAATGAAAAACCAGAAGAACCAAAAGAAGAAGTTACAGAAAGTAACGTTGACGACAGCGGAGTGGTTGCAGAGCCTGAAAACACCGAGTCCGTACAAAAACAAGAAGAAGTACAACCGGAAGCAGAAACACAAGAAACTCCTGTAGTTGAAGAAGTAACAGAAGAAACAAAACAAGAGGTTGTTGAAGTTGCTGAAGAAGCAAAAGAAGCAATTGAAGAGTCTTTGGAAACTGGTAAACCACTACCAGAAAATATACAAAAGCTTGTAGACTTTATGAATGAAACAGGTGGTGATATACAAGACTATGTTAAGTTGAATCAAGACTTTAGTAAGTATGATGATATTTCTGTTTTAAGAGAATACTATAAACAAACTAAACCACACTTAACTGATGATGAAATAAGCTTTGTTATGGAAGATACATTTTCATATGACGAAGACGAACATACAGAAAAAGAAATACGAAGAAAAAAGCTAGCGTTAAAAGAGCAAGTTGCCAGCGCTAGGAGCCACCTGGACGGGCAAAAGTCCAAATACTATGCAGAAATCAAAGCTGGTTCAAAGCTAACACTTGAACAACAAAAAGCAGTTGATTTCTTTAATAGATATAACAAGAACGCAGAGCAAGATAAATTAGCTTCGCAAAAAAGTAGAAAGATCTTTTCAGAAAAAACAGATAAAGTTTTTAATCAAGATTTTAAAGGTTTTGAATATAAAATCGGTGATAAAAAATTTAGGTTTAATGTTAAAGATCCTAATAGTGTTAAA